TATAGATAATAATAACTCTCAAGCAATAGCTAACATGTCTCAGGGAACTCAGGCTCATGAAAGAATACAATCTATTATTAAAAAAATGGGTGTACTGAAGCATGAAGAATATGAAATAATCAACGAATATCCTCCAGTTCGTGGATTTATAGATGTAATTTTAGACTGGAATAATGAAGAGGTTATTGGAGAAATTAAAACAGCCAAGCAGGAGTCGTGGGACACATATCAATCACGAATGTCTCCAGCACCCAACCACCTTTTGCAGCTTCTTTCTTACATGAAGTTAAAAAATGTAAAAGAAGGATTTTTCCTTTATGAAAATAAAAATACTCAAGAAGTGTTGGTTATACCTATAACCATGAACGAAAAGAATACAAAGATAATTGAAGATCTATTTACTTGGATGTGCGAGGTATATGATAACTTTAAAAACGGAGGACTCCCAATGAGGCCTTTTGTTAAATCAAGTTCCGCATGTAAAAATTGTAAAATTAAAAAAGAGTGCTGGTCTGGAGAAACTGGCACAGTACAGATAGAAGCTTTTGAGCCACCTAAACTATGAAGTGTTTTAATACAGAATGCAAAAAAGAATTTGAGCCTAAAACTCATAATCAAAAATACTGTTCTGATGATTGTTGTAGAATTGCAACAAATAAAAAAATTATGGAAAAGTATTATGAAAAAAAGGCAATTAGGCAAGGCAAGCACAGAGAATGCAAGATATGTAAATCTAAATTAAGCAGATATAATCAATCTAATCTATGTTCTAAGTGTGAAAAAAATAATAATATTAAAAATAGAAAAAATATTTTAGGAATTATAAATGACATTGGCTAGTTTAGTTAAAACTAAAGCAAGCAGGGTTTTGGGAATAGATGCATCCACTAATTCAATTGCATTTTGCCTTTTAGAAAATAATATTCCGATTAAATGGGGTAAGATTAATTTAACTGGAAACGATATATATGAAAAGATTTATGATGCTAAGTGCAAAGTGTTTGCAATGATAGGTGAATTAAAGTCAGACTACATTGCAGTAGAAGGAGCAATACTTGTCAAATCTGCTGATGCTGTGATAAAATTATCTTATGTATATGGGGTTGTCATTGCTGAGCTTATGTCTAGTGGCGCTAGTGTTATTACTATATCTCCTTCATCTTGGCAGGCTCATATTGGAAATAAAAACCCGACAAAATTTGAGAAAGACAGACTTAGGGTTGAAAATCCTGGCTATGCTGATTCCTGGTATAAGGCAAAAATGCGGGAGATTAGGAAACAAAGGACAGTAGATTATTTTAATAAAAAATATAAATTAGAGTTAGATGACTTCGATGTAGCAGATTCGTTTGGAATTGCTTACTATGCAAATGAGGTATTGACAAAAAGATGACACACAATATAACTAATCAAGAACAGTTTATAATAAGTATCTTAAATGAAAAAAAAGGAGGATACTATGTTGAGCTGGGAGCCTTTCATTCTAGCGATGGAAGTAATACATACCTTTTAGAAAAAGAATATAACTGGAAGGGAGTGTCATTTGAAATTATAGATAAGTGGAGAAATGAGTTTAACGAAAATAGGTCTAATCCATGTATGGGAGATGCTTTAGATTTTAATTACATATCGTACTTTGAAGAAAATAATTTTCCAAAACAAATTGATTATTTACAAGTTGATATAGATGCTGGTTATGATCAAAACGGAAGGCCCGTTGGAAATCCTTACTTGACACTACATGGACTACTAGCAGTTCCATTAAACCAATATAGATTTACAATAATAACATTTGAACATGATGCTAATATGTATTGGAGAAATATTGAAATGAGAAATGTGCAGAGAGAAATATTAGATTCTCTTGGCTACTCTCTTGTTGTTAGAACAGAGCACGAAGATTGGTGGATTGATCCTAAAGTTATTCCATTGCAGGAATATAGGAAATATTTTAAATGGGATCACCTATGAAATTATATAAAAGTAAAGATTGGCTATATAGAAGATATGTAGTGCAAAGAAAAACTATGGAAGAAATAGCAAAAGAGTGCGGCGTAACTGTTATGACCATACATAGATCATTGAAAGAGCACGGTATAATTAAATGAACTTAGAGCCAGTATTTCCAGATTCAAGAACATTTGAATGCCAGGATTTATATCTATTAACAGTAGGCACAGAAGCAGGTCAAGAAATTTGGAAAACCTGCCATGAAATTGCTCATATGCTTATTAGAAAAAATATTGCCTATGGCAACTCAGCTTTAGAGCCAGTGCGTATATTTTCTAAAGCGGGACCAAGAGAACAGCTCCATGTTCGTATTGATGATAAATTAAATAGATTAATGAAGGGTACAGAATATCCAGGAGATAATGATATTGATGATTTAATTGGATATCTAGTATTATTAAAAATAGCCAAATCTTGGTCTGAGTGATTTTAGTCAACTAAGATGGTATAATACCTATATATGGATATTGAATTAGCTGATCACTTTGATCGCATGAATAAGGTGGTAGAGGAATTACTTAAAGGTAATAATCCTACCCAGATTGCCACCCTGACGGGCTTTAAGAGAGCAGAGGTCATTGGGTATATAGACGAGTGGAAAGAGGTCGTTAAAAACGATTCTGGAGCTCGTGAGAGGGCAAAGCAGGCCATCTCTGGAGCAGATCAGCATTACGCCATGCTTATTAAAGAAGCCTGGAAGACCGTAGAAGATGCTGACCAAGCTGGTCAATTAAATGTAAAGGCTACAGCATTAAAACTTATTGCCGATATTGAAGGCAAAAGAATAGGAATGCTTCAAGAAGTTGGCCTACTCGATAATGCAGAGTTGGCTACACAGTTGGCGGAAACAGAAAGAAAGCAAGAGATACTTGTAAAGATATTAAAAGAGGTGACTGCTACTTGCCCTAAGTGCAAGATGGAAGTCGCTAAAAGACTATCGCAAATAACAGGTATTGTTGAGCCAGTAGTAATACATGACGAACAAGAAGCATTGTAGACATGTGTATGAATATGTTTATTCCTATATTTGTCCAGATTGCGGAAAAGATACGCATGAGCCAGACAGAGAATTAGACAGTAAATTGTTTAAAGAATATTATGAAAGCGGTAAACACCTTCAGTGGATTTGCCCTGTAGAAGGTGGCACTATTAGAGGATGGTGGTCAATTTAATGGAATTAAATTTTAATGACCTCATTGATATATTAGATGGAGAGGAGTTTGATGAAAGACCAGTCGATCTCAGAACATTTGTTACAGGAAAAGAGTATCTCGGATTACCCCCACTTTCGGAGTACCAATATACGCTTATCGAAAAAAGCTCACAAATCTATAAACAATCCACTCTTATCAAATTATTTGGAGAAAGAGAAGGCGAAGATCGTTACAAGCAAACCTGTAACGAAGTAGTAGCGCAGTTAGGTAAAGGTAGTGGAAAAGACTACTGCTCAACAATATCAGTAGCATATATAGTTTATCTCCTATTGTGCCTTAAAGATCCAGCTACATATTATGGCAAACCTCCTGGAGATTCAATAGATATTATTAATATTGCTATCAACGCACAGCAAGCAAACAATGTTTTCTTTAAAGGTTTTAGAAATAGAATTGTTGGGTCGCCATGGTTTATTGGAAAGTATTTTGAGAAAGCATCTGAAATTAAATTTAATAAAAATGTAACAGTTTATTCTGGACACTCAGAAAGAGAAGCATTTGAAGGATATAACGTACTGGTTGCAGTGCTAGACGAAATCTCTGGTTTTGCATTAGAAAGCACAACAGGTCATGACCAAGCAAAAACTGCAAGCGGTATCTATGAAATGTATAGAGCTTCTGTTGATTCTCGTTTTCCAGACTATGGGAAAGTAATATTACTTTCATTCCCTAGATTTAAGCAGGACTATATCCAACAAAGGTATGATGAGATTGTGGCTGAAAAAGAAGTAATACAAAGATCTCATAAATTTAAGGTAGACCCAGATTTACCAGACAACACAGATGGCAACGAGTTTGAAGTTTATTGGGATGAGGATCATATTATTTCGTATAGATATCCAAAAGTTTATGCCATTAAAAGACCAACTTGGGAAGTGAATCCTACTAGAAGTATTGATGATTTTAAAATTGCTTTCTATCGAGATACAGTAGATGCGCTAGGAAGGTTTGCTTGTATGCCTCCAGAAGCAATTGATGCCTTTTTTAAATCTCGTGAAAAGATAGAAAAAGCTTTTAGTAATATGGCAATAGGCGTGGATCAATTTGGAAGATTTGAAGAATGGTTTATACCAATTGAAGATAAAGAATATTTTATACACGTAGACTTAGCGCAAAAACATGACCATTGTGCAGTAGCTATGTCTCATATAAATAAGTGGGTAAATGTTAAAGTTACAGATAATTATTCCCAGCCAGCCCCAATAATTGAAGTGGATGCGGTAAGATATTGGACTCCTACTTCAGATAAATCTGTAGACTTTACTGAAGTAAAAGACTATATATTATCTTTAAGGTCTAGAGGATTTAACATAAGGACGTGTACTTTTGACAGATGGAATTCTCATGATATGATGCAGCAATTAAGACAATACGGAATTAATACAGAAACATTGTCTGTCGCAAAAAAGCATTATGACGATATGGCTATGGTAGTTTTAGAAGAAAGGTTGTCTGGACCACATATTAAATTACTTATAGATGAATTATTAGAGCTTAGGATTATAAGGGATAAAGTAGATCACCCAAGAAAAGGTTCTAAAGACTTAGCTGATGCCGTATGCGGGTCAATATTTAATGCTATAAGTTTAACCAGACCAGATTTTGGAGCAATAGAAGTTCATACATATAGCTCAATTAAAAAGCAGGAAAAACAACAATCTCAGCAAGAAAGTCACAATTTAATTAAGGCTCCATCAGCGATGCCTAAAAGTTTGGCGGAAGCACTAGACGGAATGGAAATAATATGAGCATATATCAAGATAAAGCAAAAGAATGCAAATGTTGTGGAAAACATGTACCGCTTCCAGTTAGACTAAAAGAGTTTAATGGAATTAAGGTCTGCCCCACCACATTTGACAACATAATTGAATATAAAAGAATATGGAATGAATTGGGTAAAAGACCTCCAGGAAGTGTTAGAAAACATTTTTCAGATTATGTACAAGG